ATATCGTAAAGAAGAATTAATAGAGACTTATCCTGAAGCTGAGTCGGAAGCAAAAGGGATGATTTATGATAAAAGCAACAAGGCTATCCACCAACCAAACAAGCATGACGATAGGGTCTTTGCTCGAGCGATAGCACTTCAAATGATGAAAATGCCAACTGGTAAAGTTTCGTTCTTGTAGGGGTTGCAAAGATTATCAAAGTAATGCTAAAATATATATATGAAAATACTCGACAAACTATTTAGTGCATTTAAAACAAAGAGTATTGTAACTGGAGGTTTAGAAGTTGTCCAAAGGATTTTTGGAGGAAAAGGTAAATGGTCTAAAGTTAAACAACTAGCAACATACTCAAAGAGCTTATATGTTTTTGCTTGTGTCAGGAAGATAGCTGAGAAGACAGCATCTCAAGACATAAGATTATTTCAAATAATAAATTCTAAAGGAGACAAAAAAGAAATTACAAGTCACCCGGCACTCGACCTTTTATATCGAGTTAATCCTTTTCAAACTAAATCAGAGTTCATAGAGCAAACAATGATTAACCTGAAACTATCAGGGGATGCTTTTTGGTGGAAGATTAGAAATGAAAGAGGACAAGTCGCAGAGTTATGGAACCTAAGACCAGACCTAGTGACTATCGTTCAGGATCCACAAGAATTTATAAAAGGATATGAGTTCTTAAAAGCAGACGGAGAAAAGGTAAAATTTGTAAGAGAGGATATTATACATTTCAAATATCCAAATCCACTAGATCAATACTACGGAATGTCTCCGATATCAGCATCGCAAGTTAGAATCGATACAGAAGAATTTGCTTCAGAATATCAAAGAGACTTCTTTTTGAATAATGCAAGACCTGATGCTATTTTGAAATTTGGAAATGGCAACGAAGTGACAGACGAACAGAAAATAGAAATCAGAAAAGGATGGAATAAAAAATATCAAGGAGTAGGTAAGAGTTCAAAGATTGCTATTTTAGAGGGGGATGTGGATTACCAACAATTATCAATGTCTCAAAGAGAAATGGATTATATAGACTCAATGAAATTCACAAGGGATGATATACTTGTGGCTTTTTCAGTTCCTAAAGCTATCGTAGCAATCACGGATGATGTGAATAGGGCGAATGCAGAAACATCAATGCATATTTTCTTATCAGAAGTGATCGCACCGGAACTAAAAAGATTAGAAGAAAAAATCAACGAGCAATTAATCTATCCTGAATTTGGAGAAAACTTATTTATTGAATTTCCTGATCCAACTCCTGAGAATAGAGAATTAACTTTGAAAGAATATACAGAGGGACTTAATGCAGGATATCTTCTAATTAACGAAGTGAGAGAAAAAGAAAATCTTCCACCAGTAGACGGTGGGTGGAGTATTTATAAACCATTGGGAATGCAACCGGTTGGAACATTAGGAGTAAAATCTAAAAAAGAAATCAATCGTATCTTCAGAGGTAAAGGAATTTTGAAAATGAAACTTGAAATGAAAGAAGAAATGACTAAAGCAATTTATAAAAAATTAAACAATACAAAAAAGAAAAAGGGTGCTACAATTAAAAAAGAAGAATCTGAAGAAATAGAAACTAAAAATCCTAAATCTTTAATTAACGGAGAAGATTTGAAAATGAAATATGCTGATATGGTAAACAAACAAATTGACGGACGAGCAGGAAAATTTGAAAAGGATATGAATCGTAGAGCGAAAGAGCAAGAGAACGGATTTATAAAATTATTAAGTGAAGTAGAGATACCAAGTAAATCAGTAGCGAAAAAAAATAAATTTGAAAAGACAAAAGACAAGGGTATTGACTTCGGAGATTTCAAACAAATTCTTGGAGTAGCTATGGTTAGAAAGTTTGATGAGTTCTTCGATGGAGAAGATAAGGTAATGGCTGAATTCATCCTCCCATTCGTTGAAAACTCTGTAAAGGATGCAGGATTAGAGTCTTTGCTTTTAATCAACAACGAGGGACAATTTGAGACCACAGAAGCAGTACAGAAACGAATCCAAAAAAGAGCAGACGAGTTCGGACCCCAAATCAATGGAACTACAAAAACAAAATTGGCGAAAGGATTGGCTGAGGGAATCACAGAGGGAGAGGGGATCGTAGATTTAAGATTGAGAGTAGAAAAAGTATATGAGGAATATCCTCTTTATAGATCAGAGATGATTGCTAGAACAGAAGCAACTGCTTCAAACAATGAAGGATTTATTGAAGGCTTTCGCCAGAGCGAAGTAGCAACTCATAAAGAATGGGTAGCCGTGATGGATGAAAGAACCCGTCCTGAGCATGTCGAACTCAATGGCGACATTATTAAACTTGACGACTCATTTGCAAATGGGCTACAATATCCACAAGAACCAAATTGTCGATGTGTGATTGCTCCTGCATTTGAAGAATAAAAAAAATATGTTAAAAAAATTATTTAATACAAAGGTTAAAGAAATAAATGAAGATGAAAATAGTATCCGATTTGTTTTCTCAACGGATGATGAAGATCGTCATGGAGAAATTGTCGACCAAAAAGGTTGGGATGTAAATGACTTTATGAAAAACCCAGTTGTTTTATTCGCACATGATCACCACCAACCAGCAGTGGGACAAGTAACAGAATTGAAACTGAATGAAGATAGTAATTTAGAGGGAGTGATTAAATTCGCAGTAGAAGAATACGATTTTGCAAAAACTCTTTTCAAACTTTATAAAGGAAAGTTTATGAGAGCAGTGTCAGCAGGGTTCATGAATACAAAATACGAAATCGATGAAGAAAATGACACATTCACTTTAAAAGAAAATACATTGCTTGAAATGTCTATGGTAAATGTTCCAGCAAACTCAATGGCCTTGGCTAAGAGTGCAGGAATAGATATCTCATCCATAGAAAAACTAATGCAGGAAAGAAAAACAAAAATTGTTTTGAAAGATAAAGATATTGAAAGAATAGGAAAAGAGATATCAAAAAATATAAAAGATAATTTAAATAAAGGGCTTGCTAACACTACTAAGGTCGAAACCCCTAAGGTAAAGAGCAAGATTAAAACTGGCAAAAAGAAATTCACTACAAAACAAATCAATAAAGCGGTTCGTATTCTGCTAAAGGAAAAACAATCGCTTAAAATTTAATCGCTAATTTTAATATTTATTATGAACATTAAAGAATTGTTAAAAAAAGCTTATGCTGATTTATCAGTAGAGGAAAAAGCTTTTTTGAATAGTAACATCAGTTCAATGTCTCCAAGTGAGAAGTTGAAGTTTGAAAAGGATGTTGCTGATGCTGATGAATCAGCAGACGAAGGTGCCGACGAAGGTGCCGATGATGGAGCAGACGAAGACGAAGGAATCGATGAAGAAGCTGTAAAAAGCTTAATCACAGACTCTGTTAAATCTTCCATCGAAAAGAAAGTAAACGAAATGTCTGACGGTCTTGTTGCAAAATTCATGAAAGGTGTGAAAGCACAGAGAGAGAATGCTGTAGGAGACGAGAAAAAGGAAATTACTAAAGGAGAAATGAATACTCGTTTATTCATGAAGTCTTTATTTGACGGTGCAACCGCTGAATTAAAAGAACATGAGGGACAAAGAGCAAAAGCTTTGGATACCACAGAAACAGGTGGAAAAGCTGGATACTTAGTACCAGATGAGTTGAGAGCAGAAATCTTGAGAATCGCCGAGACACAATATGGTCTTGCTCGTAGAGAAATGCTTTACTTACCATTCTCAGGACCCGGAAATTCCAGAACTATCCCTACATTGGCAAGCACAATTTCTGTGACTTGGACAGATGAAAAGGGAGCAAAGAGTTCTTCACAACCTACATTCGGATTGATAACACAAACATTGAAAAAGCTTGCTGTTATTATTCCTATGACAGAGGAAATTCTGGAAGACTCAGCTATAAACTTGACAACACTAATCGGTCAATTAGTAGCAGAGGCTATTTCAAAAGAAGAAGATTTGCAATTCTTCGTAGGAACAGGTTCACCATGGACAGGAGTTCTTAACAACACAGATGTTAATATCTTAACTATGGGAACTGGAGATACAGCATTCACAGATGTAGATGCTGACGACCTATTGGATATGCAAGACGAAACTCCATCAGGAGCAATGTCAGGAGCGAAGTATTACATGCATCGTTCTATATTCAATGTGTTGAGAAAACTAAAAGACGGCGACGGAAATCCTATCTTCCAAAAAGCTACAGAAAGCACACCAGCAATGATTTGGGACTTCCCATATGAATTGTCTGATGCCTTCCCAGCAAAAGGAGATACCGCTGAAGACACAGCATTTATCTTGTTTGGTAATCTAAGACAAGGTACAGTGTTTGGAGACAAACAACAAATTAGAGTTAAACTATTAGATCAGGCTACAATCCATGATACTGATGGCGAAACTGCAATCAATCTTGCAGAGCAAGACATGATCGGTTTGAGATTTGTCGAAAGAGTTGGTTATGTTGTTTCATTGCCTACAGCACTAACAGTGTTGAAGACAGCGACAACTGTGTCAGCCTAAACCTGAAAGGGTGGCTTAGAGTGTGGGTTGGAAACAGCCCATACCAATAAGCTACCCTCAGAGTCAAAAATTATTAATCTTTAATCTAAAAAAATACCATGAGCGCAATAGTAGTAGTAAATGAGTACAATGGAGCTGAAGTTAAGTCAGCTAACATTGCAAACTCAAACATGGGTTCAATAGATGCTTCCGATTTGGATGCAGTAGCGAATCCAGTTGTTCCGGGAGAAAATACTTTTGAAAAGTATCAAAAAATTGAAGTGACTGATTTGGGTGGTTCGTCAAAAATTGATAATATCAAGATTTGGAGGACTGGAGCATTAGGTGGAGCGGCGGTTCATAAAACGAACGCGAGAGAAACAACCTATGGAGGAGCGGAAACATTCGTAACTCCGTCAGCAACGACTTCAACTAAGGCTACAGAAACAATGCCGAGTTCTGAGCCAGCAGGAGCCAATCTAGGAATAGGTGGCTCATTAACAGGAAGTTTAACAGCGACTGGAGAAACTGATTATTTGGTTCACCAAATTCAGACAAATGTTGCGGATGTTGCAGGTTCAACATCAACAATGAATTACCAGTACGACGAAACAGCCTAAAATGAAAGTAATTTGTAAACCGTGTGGAGAAGTATTCGAGAACAACGAGGATTATCTAAATCACAAATGTGCAAAAGCAGATGGATTTACACCTCGGGACCCTGAATACTTAGTGAAAACCACATGCCCTAATTTTCTAAAAATCTCTGAATCGGCAATTAAGAGAGGAGAAGAAAAGGAGGAAGTGAAAACTAAATAAAACTAATACAATAGTTTCTTACAGAGGATACAACCTCGAAAATCGTCTGTAAGAAACAGGCGATTTTCTATGAAAACAATTAAATTAACACAAGGTAAATATACAGTTGTAGATGATGATGATTTTGTTAAACTGAGTCAATTTAAATGGTGTGCAAACAAAAAATATAATAACAGATTTTATGCAGTTAGAAATACATACGAGAATGGAAGAGATAAACCACATCAGATATATATGCATCATGTTATATTAAAAGTGAAACCAAGAATAAAAAAAGTTGTAGACCATATAAATAACGACCCACTTGATAACCGAAAAATTAATTTAAGAATAGTTAATAGAGCTGAAAATTTAAAAAATAAATAACACTACAAATATTATGCGAGAATTTACATTCAAAAGAAAAATAGAAGACAAAGAAATCACTTGTGGTTTTAGATACGAGGAAGAAAAAGTAGAATTGGAAATGTGGGTTTGGGGAGTTGTCTATAAAGACGGAACCGAACTACATCAATTTGACTCTGAGGGAACATTTCATCAATTCAAAGAAATTAAACTCGATCAGATAAAACTGTTTAGTATGTATCAACCGAACGACATGGAAAATAAAAGATACGATATTGTCGTGACAGAGGGAATGCAAATCTTCCATTTTTATAGGAACATCCAACCTTATTATTTAGATCACTTCGTAAAGGTCTATGCATTCGGTTGGAAGAAAGACGGAAAAGCATCCTATCATTTCATTTTACCAGACGACAGAATGGTAATGAGTGATGTCGACAATGTGGATCTTCCACAATTTAATTTAAAATAATATCATGACTAGCCCAAACAGAGATCAATATAGAGCAAGCGGAGGTAAAATGTTAGATGAGAACGATTCAGTTTTTGATTTAACAGCTTGGATTAAGAGTGTCGGAGTTTCTATCCTGACAGCATTTAAAATTAAAGACTCTTCAGGGACTGAAATTGACCCAGCAACGAAACAAAAACAGGATGAGATAAAGACAGCACTAGATAGCGTGGGGGTCGCTAACACAGGCGATACAAGAATTAATCCTGCGATAAAGGAAAAGCAAACCGAGATAATAAACAAAATGCCAACATTGGAGCAAAATGGAGGTGTACCAGTTAATGTGCAAGATCAGACATCAGAAATCATTGATCTTTATATGTGTGACGATAGAGGATCAACAAACCCGACTTCAGGTATAGATTTAGATGATACGGAAATCACAGTAGACGATATCACTGGTGCAGGAGTCGGAGACTGTATGAATATATCTGAAAATGGAAGAACATTCCAAGCGATTATTTTAAGCATCGTTGATAGCACAATAACTTTTAATGCACCAAGTGATCAAGCATTTACTACTTCGGCCGATGTTTGTTTTGGAGAATGGAACATGAATGTTAATGGAGCATCTGCTTCAAAAATTTATAGAATAGCACCGCCAGCAGGAGCTGAATGGGATATCGTTCGTATCATTATTGGAATGTCTGATAATGTGGAAATGGATGACGGAAAGTTTGGAGGAATATCAAGTTTAACAAATGGTGTGGTTTTGAGAGTTAAAAATGGATATACAAAAAATGTTTTTGTGGTTAGCGACAATGGAGGATTTAGAGAAAGAAGTTTTGATATCATCTATGCAGATAAAGCACCAGCTGGAACTTACGGATTCGGATGTCGAAGAACATTCGGAGGACAAAGTAAAAATGGTGTAACTATTAGATTGAATGGAGACAATGGCGATGAGTTACAATTAATCATTCAAGACGATTTAACAGATTTATTAAAATTAGCAATAGTCTGCCAAGGGCATACAGTGACTGATTAATATGATTAAAGATTTATTAAAAATATATGTCAGCATACGATATAACACAAGAAGATAGTTTAATCCACGTAGCAACAGATATGGGGGATAGTTTGAATTCTCTTGTGTGGATTGATGCTACTCATTTTATATTGGCTTATTCTGGCCCGGGGTCTGACGGATTTGTTAAAACTTTTTCTATTGACGGGAATTATGATATTACAGAAATTGATAGCTTAGAACAGGATGTAGGTAATGGTACTTATAATTCGTTAGCAAAAATTGATGCTACTCATTTTGCATTAATATATATTTCAGAGGGGACTAATAATCCTTGTTATATTAAAACTTTTTCGATAGACGGAAGTTATGTAATTACACAAATTGATAGTTTGCAAGTTGATAGTAATAGCCAATTACATTGCACACTAACAGTTCTTGATAGTACACATCTTGTAATCGCTTATAAGAATTGGGATAATTATACCACCTTAAAAACATTTTCTATTGATGGTTCAGCTGATAATATTACTTTAGTTGATACCTTAATTCAAACTAATGGAAATTACCATTCTTTAATTAAAATAGATAGCACCCACTTTGCTTTGGCATTTAATTCAGAAGGAGGACATATCAACACATATAGTGTTGATAACTCTGCTGATAATATTGCACAAATTGATACATTAAATCACGACACATCGGGTAACGTTGCTTGGATGTCACTTATTTTAATTGATAGCACTCATTTTGGGTTAGCATATGCTGGAGTTGATTCTGACGGCTTTATTAAAACTTTTTCGATAGACGGAAGTTATGACAATATCGCACAAATTGATAGCTTAGAACAGGATGTAGGTAATGGTACTTATAATTCACTTGTATTACTGGATAGCACTCATTTTGGGTTAGCATATCAAGGAAATGGTGATGACGGATATATTAAAATTTTTAGTATTGATGGTAGCCAAGACAACATCACTCAATTAACTGTATTGGAACACGAAACAACTGATAATTTTTTTAATTCATTAATTGTAATAGATACAGACCATTTTGCACTTGCATATAAACATTTTAGCGGAAGTGATTTTCAAGGAATAGTCAAAACATTTAGTATAGAGTTACCACCAACAACAGAAACAATTCAAAAATCTCTAAAATATACAGTAGTCCAAAGTCCGACCGCAAAAACCAAAAGTTTGAAATATACAGTTTTCACAGGTCAAGCAATTCAGAAGTCTTTGAAATATACAGTGTCGTCAACTCCGAGTGCTAAAACAAAATCATTGGCTTATTCTATCGTGAAAGGAATTGCGGTTCAGAAAAGTTTGAATTACGAAGTGGAAAGCCAAGTCGCAATAAACAAATCTCTTAAATATACAATAACAATAACTCCAGCACAAATCACAAAGAGTTTGGAATATCAGATTTTAGTAGAAACACCAATTCAGAAAAGTTTAAAATACACAATTTTAACTGATAAGGTAATTCAGAAATCACTTCATTATGAAGTATTAAGTGATGTTGCAATAAATAAGAGTTTGAAATATACAGTTATAAGCACTCCGACAGCAATTCAAAAAAGTTTAGAATATCAAATCGAAACAACTCCATCGGCCATTCAGAAATCATTGGAATATGATATCGTGACAGAAACGAATATCCAAAAATCTTTACATTACGAAGTAGAGTCACAAGTTGCAATTCAGAAGTCTTTGAAATATACGATTGAAAGCACTCCGTCAGCAATAACAAAATCACTTCAATATGAGATTTTAACATCAGACTCAATATCAAAAGGATTGATTTATAATGTGGTAACTCAGGGATTAATTCAAAAAAATCTAAGTTATTATTTAACGACAATGCCAGTGAATATTCAGAAATCATTTGCATATGGAATTTTAACATCGACAAATATTCAGAAGACATTGCATTACGAAGTAGAAAGTCAAACAGCAATTTCAAAACCTCTAAAATATACAATACCGACAAAATTGGTTATAAATAAATCAATAGAATATACAATTTTAACCGATACAAATATTCAAAAATCACTTGGATATGAAATCATTGTTGAAAATGCAATAACTAAATCTTTGAATTACGAAATCTTAACTGAGAACGCAATAACAAAAAATTTGCAATACGGAATTTTAACATCAGATAAAATTCAAAAATCTTTGAAATATACAATAAATAATCAATATGAATTGATACAGAAAAGTTTAATTTATGATGTGATAGTAGAAAATCAAATAACCAAATCACTGCAATACGAAGTTCGCGCATTCCCTTATTCTTACGGAACAATTCAAGGGTATAAACCATTTTATTAATTTATGCTAAAATATAATTATGTTAACAAAAAAAGGATACACAAATAAAGGTCAAATTGAAAATTATTTATTGACAACAGTCAATGCTATTTTTCACGAGCAATTAAATGATTGGATTGCAATGATGGAAACTCATATCGATAAAGCCACAGGTAGAAATTTTATTGCTGATACAGTAGCGACTGAAAAACTCTATGATGGAAACGGAGAAAACGAATTATTAGTGGATGATTTTATTGGAACTCCAACCATAGAAATAAATGGAGTAGAATTGGCGAGCGACCAGTATCTTGTCTATCCAGCCAATACAGAGAAGAAAAACATCATAAAACGAGTGAGTGGGAGTATATGGGCAAAAGATGACCAAAGTATCGGTGTGACGGCAAAATGGGGCTACAGTGAGGAAGTACCAAATGATATCATCTTCGCAACAACAGTATTAGTAGCAGGAATTATAAATTATTCAAGTAAGGATAGTCAGGGACAAATATCAACAAAAACAGTAGGAAGATATTCCGTTACTTATAAAGATAAAAAACAATGGCAAGATTTTGAGCAGATCGATAAAATTATTAAATCTTATAAAAAATTTTCATTCTAAAATGATTAATATTGAATACAACCAAATAGTGAGTGTCTCAAGATTAGCGGAAGACACGAATGACAGAGAAAAATATTCTTCTCATCTTAGTGGTGTCAGAGTTTCAATTCAACCATTAGATGATACATTTAATGAAGACATAACCGGAAGTATGGGAAAGGACAGATTAATGTTTTGCGCGGTCCAGGATATCAAAGAGAGCGACAAAGTCACATTTGATTCGAAAGTTTATAAAGTGGTGGCTGTGGAAAATTTTAATGACTTTCAAAGACAAGAGCAACATATGGAAATTTTAATCAGAGAATATATAGAATAATGTTAAAAGTAGAATTAAAAGGATTTGATACGATAATAAAGGGATTGAAAAAATCTCCTGAAGTGGTAGTTAAAGAATTAGGAATCGCACTTGGAAAGTCAATGGTGGTTACTCATAACCAAGCACTGAAAGAAGCACCAGTAAATAAACAGGGAGGAGGTGGAAACCTAAGACAGAATATAAAACAAAATAGAATAAACAAACTGAAAGGAGAAATAGATTCGAAAGCAAAGTATTCAGGGTATGTCCATGAGGGAACGGCTCCGCATATAATCAGATACAAAAAAAGTGGTAGAGGAGGACTATACGATAAGAGAACAAAAAGAGGTTTTGGCAGAGTAGTTCATCATCCAGGAACAAAAGCAAATCCATATATGAAAAGAGCATTGAAAAAATCGGAAAAAAGAATAAACAATTTTTTCAAAGTCGCGATTAATAACATAGCCAAAATAACAAGATGAAAACAACACTCATAGAAATTAAAGCATTGATAAAAACTAAAATAGAAAGCATCCAAGCGGACGGCGATTCTATTTTTGGAGAAGTGACCGATTATGCCAAGGGTGATTTTACAGGTTATCCGGCCGTGGTAATTCGCCCGACCGGAGGAACGGGAGAATATATTGACACGGCGCGCAACGAGAGGACATTTTCATTCACGATTGATTTATACCAAGAACAATCAGAGGAGGGAAAATCAAAAGAGCAGGCTTCAGACATTATGGAAAACGCCGTTGATAAAATACTGGAAGCATTTGATCAAGATAAGACATTAGGAAATGAAGTTCAAACCGTTGAGGTGGTCGAAATGCGGTTCGATTTTGATAATCGAAAAGGTACATACAACTTCGCAAGTTTTGATAT